CCACCAAGCTTTCGTCACGGTAGCCTTGGGCGTACAAGTGAACGATTGCAATCTTGGTCAATTCTGAACAGATAATACGTTGAATACGTTGAATAGTTCGAGCAAAACGAACATCCTCAGAAGCAAGGGTTGCCTTACCAGCAATGCCTTCCTCATATCCCAGAAATGCTTTCGGAATTTTAAGAGCAGCCATCATCTTATTTTTGAGATATTCGATATCCTCTGTGCCGGTCCATTCCATACCACCAAGAGTATCAATTTTGGTTCCACTATCGCCGCCACGAACGGGAATATAATAGTCCTCAACCATGTTTTGAAGGTTGAAACGAAGATTGTATTCTCCAGTATGCTCGTCAATATATGGAACTTTCTTCATCTTATCCATCATTTTCTGCATGTAGTTATCAACTTCGGCAGGAGGAATATTTCCAATATCAGTGTAGAAAATACGCTTTTCAGGAGCACGCATAACACGATGGATTAACATAGCATCCTCCATCAATGATAGCTGCTTCCAAACTCGGCGGGCACCCTCGATCATACCTTTACCGTAAGGCAAGAAATTACTATCAGAAATAAGACGGAAGTGTGCCATTTCATAATTTTCAAGAATTTCCGCTTGAGCGGTGTCGGTAGGACGGATTTGGAATTTGACGTAGCGTTTATTATACGGATCGGAGTTTTCAATGCGTTCAACATTGTAAGCCGAAATAGGTTCTACCATGTAAATACCATATTCGGAAGTAATGTACAGTTTGAGATAAAAATCTCCATATTTGCACATGTTTCTAATCCATGACCATAAATTGAACTGAACATTAAGAATATCCGTGAAAAGGTTGTTTAGAATCTCTTTTACGTTATTGTTATTAGAATGAATAGTCAACATCTTACCAACTTCATTGTAAGTGGTACATTCATCTGCATAGATATCTAGAGCAGATGCAATGATCGGATCCATGTCCATTGTATTTTTTACGATACAACTATCAGTAGCAAAGTTATGATATTCTTCGACAGTAACATCATAAACGTCAAGTGGTCCAACACATTCAATGGATACAATAGTATGATTTAATGTAGAAACAACATCTTCTTTGAATTGTTCCCACGAAATGTCATTCCAATTCAATCTATTATGAAATGTTTCATAATCACACCCAACATCTTTTATAAATCCCCATAAGGTAAGTTTTCCATTCTTTTTATAGAAATCGGATGCTTTAATTTTCAATACTTCTATTGTAAGGTCATCTCTATATTTCGGATTATTTTCTTTACCTTGGTTTCTATTTTTGAAAACTTTTTTAAGAGTTTTGGAACGAAATTCGTTTGATAACATCGTATGAATTTTTCCATAAAACGGATTATTTTGGCCCGTTCGTTCTCCACCCCAATGATGAAATTGACGATTAATATAATTCGGATGGGTTTTCAACTTATTAAGTTGATTTTCGTAGTTTTCTTTCCCCCATATTACATTTTTACTGTGATTGGAGTGAAACTCATCATGTTTTTTCCGATCCATTATCTGTAAGTTTTCAGGAGAGTTATTAAATCCATTAAAATCCTTGTGATGAACTACTTCATTTTTTTCAAGCGGTCTGTAAAATTGTTCAGTCACAATTTTATGTATTGATTGGTATCCTTTCGAAAAATTATAAATCTTTCTATAAGGTTTAATTCTATTCTTTTTATAACCGTATTCATATTGATAAAATGGCATTACAGAATCTCCAACTTCAAGCTCAAGAATACGCTTATATGATCCATCTCGCATCATAAAAGGATGTTTGATACTTCCGATAACACACCGCCCGTTATCAAATGTTACTTTATATCCCATTCTTGTTCCACCCCCCTTTTTACGTGGGTGAAACGCTTTACCTAACTTGATTGATTTACTAACATGGTCATATGAAAACACCCAAAATCGCTCTTGAGGTCGATCTTTATATTTCTCGGCAAGTTCTGCAATGGTAGGATGTGTTCCATCTGGTAATGGAACGATTGTATCTGGTCCTACGCAGTCATAGTCACGGAATAAGTCCATTCTTGCAGCCTGATATGAAAGTGCAAAGTCTCTCGTATAAGCGTTATATGCTGTAGAACGAATACGATTGAAACGGTCTCGCAAAGAATTGCGATCCGTAGCGTACATTATTTGGTCGGTATCCTTTATTTTTAACTGTTTACCGCCAACATTACGTACAATAACATCTGTCGAAAAAAGCCTTTTCAGTCTCGCATATAGTGATTGCTTTTTAACATCTAAGATCTCATTCTCGAATGGTTTTAATAGTGGGTTTGGCATATTTTTTCCTTCTGTTTTGTGTGTATGTGTCTATATTGGAGCACACTGCTCCCTCTATAAATATATTTGTAAAAACCAATCTATCTACTGTTTGCTAATCTCCATTTCCTGTGAGATTTTATTTTTTTATGTAGAAGCATAGACATACTTGGAAGATGTAAATTATGTTTTTTGCAAAAATCGGTCAAAATAGATATAGAAAATCGTTCTCCTAATGGAGATATAACATCTCTAAATCCTTCTTTAGGACGGCGGGATTTAGAAATATTTATTCTTTTACTTTCAGTACATGGATTTCTTTTTCCACGGCAACTATCCCCAATTTTTTTTCGTGTAATATCGCTAACAAAATGTCCTCGCAATGTACTACTTATTTTTTTCTTAGTTTTTTCTGTTGTAATATGCCCCATCATTTTAATAGAATTGAGTTTATAAATATCTTCCAATGTTGGTGGAGAAATGAAAACATTACATAGATTTTCTATCCCAAGTTCTTTTATTTTCTCTGTCTCTTTAGTATATGCTTCTACATCATTATCAGTAAAGAAAATTTGTTTGTAGCAAATAGATTTTCCACTATTCAATATAGATTTTATCTTATTTCTTAATTTTCTATTTTCATTTTGTTCAGCATGAGATCTTTTAGCACGAAATTCATGAACATACATTCTTCTACCGCTTCCTTTACCAACATAAAATGGATTCCCATCAATGGGATTTATAAGTTCATAGACATAATATTTCATGTCTATAAATATTATTTAGAAACTTCAACCATCTAAGATCTTCAATTTATTAACCATCGCAGATCTTCGGTGTTTTGTTTTCCAAATCCTTGGCGTCCGGTATTCATCTCCCAAGATTTTCTTCCAATCTGAGCTTGTTTTTGTCTATAAATTGGAGTATCACTCTCAGTTTTAGTCATCTTAAAGAAGTCCAGAGAAGTTCTAGTTAAAGCAATTCCTTCTTGTCGTAATCTCAGAGCAGTATCTCTTATCCATAATCCGATTGCCAATGACATAACTAAATCGTCATTGTAAGTATCCATTGCCTGAGGCTTCCCATTTTTCCAAACGAAAGTATCCAATTCAGCAAGCGTCCTTTTAGAGTAGACTTCAATAGCCTTTTCACGGAAATAATGCTCAAGATTATTTAGAATTGGCAATCTTGTCTTGATATTAGTGCTAAATCCAGGCACCAATTTCTTTTCTTCTGTATCATAACGATTTACCAACTGGCGGCGAACATCAACATATTTTAAGTCGGAAGAACTATAGAATAAATTCTTGTATTCTCGATTGATAATAGTTTGTACTGTTGACCACCCATATCCTTCACGTTCAACAATAAGAATAGCATCTCTATATTTTGTAGCGAGTTCTACTAAAAAATTCCCAAAATCTATTGTACTCAACGATCCTTTATATTCAGCGCACTGAGTTACAATAGTTCCACTTACATCCAATACGTGAGCAGCAGAAAAATCCAATCCATCGCCACGGGCCACATCAGCACTTACCAAATAAGTGTGAGTATAATCAGGATATTGCCATATCCATAATCCTTTATCTACACCACTTATTTCTAACGGATCTTTTTGAATATTCTTCTTGTAAAATTCAACTATAGCAAGATCAACCAATGTTTCTCCAGATGATAGAAAGTTACAATCATATTCCTGTGCGGCTTTCTTTGGATTTCCTTGTCTTTCTCCCTCTATTGCTCTCCACGTACTATCACGCTCGGGATGCAAATACCAAGGAAGAGTAATCGGATGAAATCCATTTTTTCCAACTTTTCCATCATTACTTTCTTCTGCTCCCTGCCACATTCTATGAAACCAGTTACCAATACCACGAGGAGTTGAAAGAATAATAGCATTACCACCAGTAGATAGTGTTGGTTGTGCTGATGACCATAAATCCTCAGCATCATCGATGAGTGCAGCCTCATCAACAATTAGAAGAGACAATGCTTTACCAACACCCGATTTTTTGGTAGTAGATGAACCCTGAACTTGTGAACCATTGGCTAGTTTGAGAGACAAACGGTTGTCCTCCATAGTCTTTACTCTTAACCAAGTTGGCAAATTATCATTGGCAAAACGAACTTTAGTGATAACATCCTTAGCATCATCTTGTTTTAATGAAATAATAAGAATATTGCGATCTTTATTGAAAATCATCAACCATAAACAATATGCAGCTACGAGAGTTGAAATACCCATCTGACGGGATTTCAATATGATATTAAACTTGTAATCTTGAAATGCTCTGAGAGTTTCTTCTTGAAAAGGAAATAAATCGAAAGGAATTGTCCCCCGAACTGGGTGTTGGATTTTTACATAGTGCCTCATGAAATACTCTGCCGAGTCGATGCACTTTCGATATTCCTGTTTTATAAGTTCCTGATAGGAAATTTGAGTTGAACCTGCCATAAATTATTCGTTTCCTTCTTTAATTAAATTCCCAATCTTTAGAATCAAATTATAAGATATATCGTCACTTTTAATACGATTACATCTCGGGCAACATACAACACAATTATCAGTAGAATATCCTAAAGCATTATCTTTTCTATCGAGATTATGTCCTCCTACCCATCCGTGAATCCACTTTCTATATTCAATCCAAACAATATCTCTATTGCAATAATGACATAACTTTATTTTGGTAAACTCAATATATTCGTCATATGTTAATGATACTGAAATATTTCTTGAATTAGCATTCCATATCAATTTCTTATAACACCCTTCAAATGGTCTATTTTTCCGCAGTTTACTGCTGGTTATATCATAACTACATTTCTTACATTGTTTCAATATATCATGTGTTAATTCGGTGCTTGTAAGAATATTTTTATTACCACACTTACATTGACATAGATAAGAAAATTTATCATATTTTCTGATATCACTTATGTTAATTACCATCCAATTATTTATATGTTTACCAATTAAATTGACAAATGAATGATTTATTTTTGAATTATGAGTTAAAGTATTAGACATAGGTTTCTAGTTTATATTTAGAAGTTCCTTCAATGTACTTTTTTTTGGCTTCTTTTATTGCTTTTGTAATCTCCACAATTCTACGATGAGCTAATTTCAAATCATTCTTGGCACCCCTCAAAATCTTCTCTTGGTTAGTATTTTTCCATCTCTCGGTAAATCCTTCGGAGTTGCAAATCATTTCCACATCACCAGCATTTTCAGTGAAGTACTTTACGATTTCTTTAAGTTTTTCCCTCATATCTTTCAAATATCCAAGTTGATAGGAAAGAAGTTTATACATTTCATAATCGTGATAAATACCTACAATATGAAGTTTTGTTTCATAATCTACGAGACAATTCTCGCAAAGACCAGTACGAAAGAAAAACTTGCGATCTAATTTTGTACCCCATCGGATGTCCTGCCTACATTTCGGGCATTTCTGAGCCGTTAATTCACGAATGAGATCTCCTTGAGTTTTGGTAAGACAAACGTTCCTTTCACCTTTTCTTTCCCATTCTACACCATTAGAATCTATCCAACGCTCTCCCTCTTTACGATGTTTGTTAACTTCTCCAGTGTAACCAAATATGCTTATGGGACGAACTCCTGCCAGATAATCTTTTATTATTTCTATATTACTTTTCATACCAACTTTTTCTTTCTATTACATATTCACATCCATACATATGTAACTATTTGTGGAATATTATAAAAATCCTATGGAGATTCGGTTTTATTGCCAGACAAATCAACCCAAATGTGGCGTCCTTTTGCTCCACCAGGGGCCGAACTGCCCGTATATTTAACATCAATAGATCTACCGATAGTTGTAATAATTCCAAAGAGTGTAGAGAGAGAAATGTACTCGTTATTGCCAATATTGCTTAAATCAGTAACATCGGTATAACAAACTTGTCCCTCATTGCTTCTTGGAGGATGATGAGTAGGAGTATGCCACCCCAGTAAATGTATATTAGTCGGGCATAATGGAATATTTGGAAGATATAAACTCTGGGAAATAGTCAAGTTTCCTTTTACGAGACTTACAAATGAAGGATCTGGATTTCCTTTATTAATCAGTTGATTCATAGTCACTCCCGATGGATCGAATGCTTGAAGAGTGCTCAAATCTGAATATACAAGATTATGATTTATATCGTATAGTTCTGACTTAAACTGAAAAATCTCATTGGGTATGTTTATAGGAACAGGTATCTTTGTAATAAGAACATCCGGTGAATACCCGTAATCTCCATAAATTTGCAGAGATACTTCCGATATGGTTGCATTACATTGATATGGAACTATAACAAGAGTACCAAAGTAATCGTTTAGTGGGGTGAAGAATAGAGTTTGTTTTCCCAAATATGCCGTAGAACCTTGACTTGAGGCGGAAACTGTACCTAATAACATTCCATATCGAGAAGTAAACGTTGGCTCCTGATTTATAGAAGAAATCGAACTTGTGAAGTAAAATGAAATATTTGCATTAAGGTTGGAAACCGCTTTATTCAATATAACATCCACAGACAACACATAAAGAGATCCCACAGTCAAATTAATAAAGTTTACGTCATATGATTTTCCCGACAAATCGTTGTAATCATTTTGATCATATGGAATATATGCGGCACTGGCCGTTCCCGTGGTATTTTGACTTGCCATTATATACTTTGTCCCATCTATAACTGAATAGTTATTGGAAGAAATAATCATTGAATTGATAGGAGAAATAGATGCAATTAAATTGAAACTATTAGAACTGGTAGACCAATATTGATTAATGTGATATTGATTATAAAACTTGCCGAGGTCAGCGTAAGTTTTATTTACCGTTATTGGATCAGTCAACATTTCCTGGGATGCCAGTGGTTGATCAACCACCAACTGAAAATCCCCTGGATACATCAAACTTTTCTTATAAAGTTTATGTCGGGCAACGAACCCCGAAAATGTATCAAGATTTCTGTAGGTAATCTCGGCATATGATTGAAAAATTTGATATGGAGGAGATGTAGATGGAAGAATTTGGTATATTTGTGAAGATGTATTATATGCTACCCAATGATAAGATGCGCTGAATGATCCCGTGGCGATTTCTGTTACAATCTGGTCTTTTCCAACTGGATAGAAAAATGGTTCATCTAATTGAAGTGTTTTACTATCCAAAACTTTTTTAACAATAAAAGATTGTGTCAAAGCTGTATTAGACAATTGATAAGAAAATGGAGTTTTAGTGCTCTGAATATTCAGTGTAATCTCTTGCCCCTCCATTTGAGAATTGAAGGAATTTGTGGGACTCAACTGGGGATAATAGAACGGAATATCGGCAGGATTATTATCTACTAAAACAAGCCTATAATCAACATCTATTACTCTAGCATCAATCGTGGATTGGTTTGTATCTTTTGGTGGATTTACAGCATATGTGTAGAAACCTCTAATAAGTCCTATTTGCGACCCGAGTTGAGATCCAACGGTCATATCTACAACTGGATAGAGCAAAGGTCTAACCCCCAATTCTGGGAAATTATAAAAACGAACTTTGGATGAGTTTGGGAGAGTTTTGTCAATGGTTATATTTCCCTGCCACCGAACAATTTCTCCCTTGGAACTACTCCCTACGAAAATAAGTTTTCCGGGGCCATTGTAAGTTTCATTAAAAATATTTACAGATATAGAAAATTTGGCTACATCTGTATATTGGGTTATGCTTTGAGGCTGTTCAATATATTGGGAATTCCCTTGAGAATCAATACATTCTACAAGAATAGCCGATCCCGTCTTTAACAAGGACGACCCATTAAACATAATGAGGTTCTTGCCAGCGGTAAAAACGGGGGTATATTCTGCTAAAACAAAGTATTTGGATAAATAAGCGGTATCCTCAATATCTACTTTGAGAGTATCCAGACCACGATTTACGCCAGTTTTTCCAAATGACGAGAGTAGTTGTTGTGTCATACTGCATATAAATACCACTATGGCACCAAAACCCACTCGTTATTCAAAAACAACTTTACTGAAATTTCCTTCTCTGGTGATTTCTATTGTTTTGTCAACTGCATCACGAATACTGT